ATAAGGATATTAAAAAAAAATTAGATTATTTTATACAAACCCGAAAGATTCCGCATATTATATTTCACGGAGAAAATGGAACGGGAAAACGCACCTTATTGCATAATTTTATAAAGAATATTTATAATGATGATAAAGATTTAATGAACTTATATGTAATATATATAGATTGTGGACACGGAAAAGGGATTAAGTTTATACGGGAGGAATTGAAATTCTTTGCCAGAACAAATATTCATAACTCGCAAAAATTATTTAAAAGCATTGTATTATTAAACGCGGATAAACTTACCATGGACGCACAGTCGGCACTAAGACGATGTATAGAGTTGTTTAGTAATAACACAAGATTTTTTATTGTAGTTGAAAATAAGTATAAGTTATTAAAACCAATATTATCAAGATTTTCGGAGATTTATGTATCACCGCCGCTAATATTGAATCAGGAAATAAATTTACATACTTATTTATTGAATAAAACATATGATTTTAATAAATTAGAATATCAAAAGCTAGTTACAATTAAATCAATTATTAAAGATTTAACAGAAAATACTTCTTATATCGAACTAATAGAAAAGGTAGACAAATTATATAATAAAGGATTTTCGGCAATAGACATTTTAAATCATATTAAAAAAAATTATAAAGACAAATATAGAAAAAATAAAATACTTATTGTATTTAACAAAATAAGAAAGGAAATTAAAAATGAAAAAATGTTAATGTTTTTCTTATTGAATTTTGTATATTTGCGTAATGATTATAATTTAGAAAATATATCATTTATGTAAATGGATGATTATAACATACACAGTTTAACGGAATCACGAAATGAATGGACAGCGCGTCTTGTTACAATTATGTGTCCATTTATTATCGAAGGATTTAAATCAATATATAAGGATGCTTATAAACTTTGTATTGAGAATGATGAAGAAAATAAGTATTTAATGACGTTTCAAAATTTATTGTCGAGGATACCTAAATGGAATAAGGAATTAATAGAACAGGAGGTGACAAGAATTAAAGAAAATAGCAAATGTGGTTATATTGAGGATTTGATTACTTGTGTTCACATTATTCAATTAAAGGCGTTAACCTGTATAAGAGTTGGACAGAATCAAAAGAAGGTAGATATTGATATTCCAAATTTAGCAGATTTTATTCATAAAATTTATATTTTAGTTGCTAGAAAATTATATACAAATATTTATTTATTTCAAAATAACATAAATCCATTAGAAATCCAAAAACATAATCGCGAAATAGAAATGATCATTAAAGAATGTATATTAAATGCAATAAGAGATACTATTCCAATTGAAACAATACTTCGTTCCTATTTAGATGAAGTAACAGAAGAAACTGTAGAGGTAGAGGAGGAGTTTATTCCTGCGGAGGATACTTCAGAGGTGGGTTCAGAGGTAGGTTCAGATGGAGAATCTACGGTTGATGGTGAAAATAAAGATTCAAACACTAAATCTAGTAATAATAACAATATTATTATTGAAGAAGTAATGAATAATACGGATTCCGAACCGATAAAAATAAAAGACAATGATAATCTAGTGATTAGTGATGATAACTATGGTATTATGTTGGATATTAAAAATTTAAATGAAAAAGAAGAATCTAATACAAAAAATGTAGAGGTTGATCCAAATGTAGATATATTAACAAAAGAAGAACTATTACAACCAACTCCAGAAATGCCAAGTATAACAAACCCAATTGTAAATGATAATAAACCGGAGGTTAATTTTTCTAATAATGTAGATATAACAGAAATTGAAGGACTTGATGATTTAGAAGATGATAAAATAAAAATCGAAGACAGTGATTTAAAATTAGATGACATTGTTTCACTAGATGCCTTAGATTCGGACCCATCTTTGCTTGGAGATATTGAAACTCTTAGTTAATTCGTTAAATATGAATGAATGTATTATTATTATATAAAAATGAAAGATTTTATAATGTTGAGTCTTGTAATCTCATTGTTATTTTTTACAATGAAGGTTTTTGAGGTTAAAATGATAAAAAAGGGAGAAGTTGATTTTAAAAGTTTAGCAACTGAATCAATGTATGTTTTAGTTGCGGCAGGAATGTCCCAATTTGTAATGTCTCAAATTGGCGATATGTCAGGCTTGTCTTCTATGATTGGAGGTGATGGCGATCTACCATCTGTTCCTGGAGCTTTTACAAATGAACCAGAATTTTAATTCTTTAAACAAAATAAATCATTTAAATTATATAAACTTATATATAATTTAAATACAAGACGGAATAGCGTCTATATTTATTATTTTTATTTTCTTATTTAGTTTTTTCTTGGATACTCTATATTTATCAAACATAAGTCGTTCAAGTTGAATTTCTGGAAGATGATTATGAACAGTTCTGGAAATCATTTTATAAAGTTTAAATTCTGGATATCGTTCTTCTCCATTATTTTTGTATAGAACATTTTTCTTTTTATCGTCTTCGCACCATTCCAATATTAAAGATTGTAGGTTATCACATTCTCTTCTATCTTTTATACATTTAATATTATCTATAAAATAATCAAATAAAGAACAACCTAATCTACATAAATCAAAACTTTTATTAGGTTCTACCTTTGGTTTTTTTTCATTATAATATGGTTCAAAATTATATTGTGTAGCGGCATCACCTTTACTTGAAAAACTGTCACTGGCAATTAAATTTCCGGAAAATTTAAAAATTGCTCTTCCAAAGTCTATTATTTTCCATATTTTCCCAAAAGTGGAAATTTTATATGTTTTACTGTTGTAAGTATAATATAAGAATTGTTTTTCTGTAGGAGTAAACATTATATTATTGGTATGTAAATCATTATGAGTAAAATCAAATGCTTTTTGATAAGTAATCAAGGTAAATATAATTTGAAGAATAATGCATTCCCATTCTTCTTCTTCAAGTTCATTTTTAAGCATATAAGAATCTAGGGTTTGTTCACATTTTTCTAGCATAATAACATTTACTGGAAATTTATTAATATGCGCACATATCTCTCGTTCGTCACTTTCATCGCTTTCATCACTTTCGCTACCATCATCACTTTCACTATTATTTTCGCCTTCATCTTCGCCATCCGTTTCGGATTCTGTATGTGAGCTTCTGGAAGAACAGGTTAAACTAGAACATCGCGAATCCTTTTTGGTTGTATTAAATGATATATCAAAGCAATTTAAACTTAAATCATTTAAATCCATTAAATTTACGATAGGTAGGTTAACATCTGTTTCTTTATTATTTTCTAATGAAGAATTTGAAACCTCTTCTATAGTAAGAGGCTCTATTTCATCTCCTGAAATATTTATTTTTTTTTTATTATTATTAGAATCATAATTTGAAAGTTCATCATAAAAATCCTCATCAATCTCAAAATGAACATTCTTACTTTTGTGAAAATCTTCAGAATCATTTAAAAAATCAATGTCATCATAAATATTAAATTTCATACGGTTGTGATTTGCAAGATATGACCCATAGAAATCGACAGAATTTAAAAACTTATATTCATGTAAAAGTTTACTTGTTAAAAAGGAAAAAAAACCATCAACATAAGCACAATTATTATAATCTTCTAATTTTGATTTTGTTTTAGAATCGGTCGTATTGTTAATTAATTGTGGAAGTGCGAATAATGAATCTGTATCAAAGTCGTATTTACCGATCATGTATTTTATAGGGTCTAGTAATGGAGCAAATTTAACAAAAACTTCTTTGTTTTGAAAATTTTTTTTATTTCCAATTTTACACAAGTAAACAGAAAAGGTTTTTTTTTCTAAAATACTTGATAATTTATATTGTTGATTTAACGTGATTTTGTTGTAGTTGTTTTCTGTTAGTTTAAAATATTTTGTATAAATAGGATTATACTTTTGAATATTTTCAACATTAAGATAATCTATATTTTCTAAATCATCCTCACAATAATCGTAGTTTAACGATAATTCATTCATTGTTTTTAATATATATTAATTTACCTATTTTTAAACTAATAATGCGTTTTTAAATAATGTATTTTTTGTAATTGTTTATATTATGACTCTTGAATTAAAAAAATTCGATATGCGAAGTATAAAATTCGAAGCTACTGGTGCAGGAGGGAGTGGGCCGGTTATTGTTTTAATTGGTCGTCGTGATACCGGAAAATCTTATTTAGTAAGAGATATTCTATTTTATCAACAGGATATTCCTATAGGAACCGTGATTTCGGGAACAGAGGCGGGAAATGGATTTTATGCAAAACATGTTCCAAAATTGTTTATTCACGATGAATATAATAGTGCAATTGTTGAAAATATTTTAAAACGACAAAAGCAGGTTATAAAACAGATAAAAAGAGAAACAGAGGCCTACAAAAAATCTAATATTGATGGTCGCACATTTGTTATTTTGGACGATTGTTTGTATGACGCGGGTTGGACGAAGGATAAAATGATGCGATTGTTGTTTATGAACGGACGTCATTGGAAGGTAATGTTGATAATTACGATGCAATATCCTCTTGGTATTCCGCCAAATTTAAGAACGAACATTGACTACGTCTTTATTTTACGTGAACCCTATATTGCAAATCGCAAAAGAATCTATGAAAATTATGCGGGAATGTTTCCAACATTTGAATCTTTTTGTCAAGTTATGGACCAGTGTACGGAAAATTATGAATGTCTTGTTATTCATAATAATGCAAAAAGTAACGCATTAAAAGATCAAATTTTTTGGTATCGTGCAGAACCGCATGGAAATTTCAAGCTAGGATCTAAGGAATTCTGGGAAATGTCAAAAGATATCAATTCCGACGAGGAAGATGAGATGTATGATCCAAATTCAAATCGTAAAAAATCAGCAGGACCAAGAATTAATGTTAAAAAATCAAGATGGTAATAAATAAATATACGTATATATATTTATTTACTTTGTTTACTTTATTTACTTTATTTAATCTACTTTTTCTAAATTATCATTTTCATCATTGGTTTCCTCATCATTGGTTTCCTCATCATTGGTTTCCTCATCATTGGTTTCCTGTGTTTCTGTAACTGCAGTTGGTTGACTTTTTAATCTTTCAAGTGGACTAGGGTGATTTGGGTCACTTAGTAAACGGTCACGATTAATATTTTCTTCGTCGAATAATTCTTTGCGAACATCAAGTAACGGAACTTCACTATTTTTTTCATTGTTAACACTGTAAAGATTTCCATCGCTGTCAACATTTTGTGTAAGTTTGTTATTATTTTCAATTGCAATTTTCTTATTTTCTTCAATTGCTTTTATTTTAGCATCTTTAACCCGTTGTTCAAACTGCATCTTGGCAGTTTTCTCATTTTTATCTTTTTCGTGCATTAAACGATTTAATTCATCTTCTATATGTTCAACCCGACCAGTTTTATATGCATCTGGTTCCCACGGCATCCACAATCCAACCGGGCCTACATAAACATCATGATTTGGATCCAATTGTTGTAAAACTTTAGAACGAATCTCTGCTTCTTTTTGTGTTTCAAAAACACCACGAACCTTTATACCACGAACATTAGTTTTAAAATCATGTTCTTCATTGAATTCATTCTCCAACTTTTCTTCATATTTATCAATGAAATTCTTATATTCATCTTCCACAGTATGTGATAATAAATTTGGATGTTCTTCTTTTACAAATTCCTTTAAATCATTTTGCACATCTTCCGCCGAAAGATTGTATTTAAAACATAAAAAATTTGTAAATTGGTTATATTTTTCCATTGATTTTTGAAAATCCCAATTCTTTAGGAATTTATCAAATAAAAATAACGACTTCTCCTTTAATATTTTTTCGGGAGAAACAAATGAAATACATACAAATTTCTGTCCAGGCAAAGGCTTATCTTCCTCTAATAAATCAACTAATTTAGGAGATTCTTCCATATACTAATTATAATATTTATGATTTAAATACTTTTTTGAAAAATATTTTATCTTTACCATTATTATAATGAATCAATTGGATCTTGGCGAACTTATTAAAAGAGCGATTAAATATCTCGTTGAAGGTATTATGGTTGGTATTGTTGCTTCGGTTATCCCCAAACAAAAACTTAAGCTTGAAGAGGTTGCTTTAATTGCGCTAACCGCCGCGGCTACTTTCTCTATTCTTGACACCTATGTTCCTTCCATGGCTGCCTCCGCACGTTCAGGGGCTGGCTTCGGGATTGGTGCCAATCTTGTTGGATTCCCAAAATAAATCCATATATAATCTATAAATAATAATTGAATTCATATTATTATTTATAATGTTGGAATAAATTCCCAGTTTAATTCCTTGCATATTTTTTTCCAAATATCATCTTGTTCAATCCTTTTTTCTCGGTCTTTTAAAACCGGAAAATAGGGTAAAAATTGTCTTTCGTTTAATAATTCACATAATTTAGAAATGGTGTAATAATAATTAAGAAAGTTTACGCGCCCATCTGGACAGTATTTAGCATAAGGTGCCTGAATCTCCATAAACAAATTACATAATTTATCCTCTAATTCTGGACTCATAATCGGTGGTTTAATACCCAATTTTTCTTTAATAAAAGGTATATGTTCATAATATTTACTGTAGCCTAATTTCTTTAAAATCTCTTTAGCCCTTTTATTTGTAAGAGATTCAACGGTTATTCTTTCTTTTTTCATTTGAAATGTAATATCTTGTATTACTATTTCCGGAATTTGTGTAGATTCTTTAGCCTGAAATTGCGCCAAAATCTCTCTAAAATGATTAATTCTTTTATATGCATAAAAACATACCTCTTTTGGAGGTTCTTTGTAGGATGGTTTCTCATTTTCAATAAGAAACTGGTAATGTTTACCACATTTGGAATTATTGCATACCATAATTCCCTCATGTTCAACCGGAATCATTTCCCCTTTATTACAAGATCTACACACATCTGTATCTGAAATAAAATTATTAATATTGATAAAACTATCATCAATATTCTTTAAATAATTCTGTAAATTACTGTTCATATTTATATCATTTTCAGTCTTTTTTTCTTTAATATTAAAAAAAGAATTTAACACTGTTGTATTGCTATTACCATTAGCAATATCCTTTTTATCCTCAAAATAATTAAAAATATATTTTGAATTTTTTAAATAATATTGTTTTTGTTTTTCTTTTATTTTACGAACTTGCTCTTTTAATTTATGAATTTCGTCTTTTATATCAAGACTGGTTTCCAGTGAAATATTGGTTTCTTCTAATTTGTTTTTAAATATTCTAATTTTCTTTTTTAATTTTGGAATAACAACCTCATTTTCATTTTGAAATTTTTCTGTTATTTCCTGGTGTTTGTTATCTAATGTTATTGTATCTTTCTCGCTAACAATAATTTTCTTATTTGTTTTTGGCTTAAAATTAGGCATATATTATTAATTTATATTCATTTTTTTATATTTTTATAATATTTAAGAATAATTTCCATTAACTTTTTCTAATTATGAATTAATGGACATTAATGTATCAGATTTAGATTTTAATAGCATAAAAGATATACATTTAAAAAAAATGATTTTTATTTACAATGCCCTTCAAAATGGTTGGTCTGTAGTAAAAAATGAAAATACGTATATTTTTAAAAAAAATCATGGAGGTAAAAAGGAGATTTTTTTAGATGATTATTTAAGACGATTTATGGAAGAAAATTTAGACATGAATTCTCTATTAAATGACTGAAAAAATAATTAAATTAATATAATAAATTTTTTTTCTTTAGCAATATTATAACTATGGGAGGAGGACTTATGCAATTAGTCGCTTATGGCGCTCAAGATGTATATCTAACGAGCAACCCACAAATCACATTCTGGAAGGTAACCTACAGACGTCACACTAATTTTGCCATGGAAGCTATTGAGCAAACTTTCAACGGCCAAGCCGATTTCGGCCGACGTGTAACATGCACCATCTCAAGAAATGGTGACCTTGCTTACAGAACCTATCTTCAACTCACTTTACCTGAAATCGGCACGGACCACGCTAACTATGCTCGCTGGCTCGATTTCCCCGGTCACCAACTTGTTTCGCAAGTCGAGATTGAGATTGGGGGTCAACGCATTGACCGCCAATACGGTGACTGGATGCACATCTGGAACAGCCTCACTCAATCCAAGGAACAAGAGGTTGGATACCACAACATGGTAGGACAAACCACTGCCCTTACCTACATCACCGACCCTAACTTCGCGGAGATCGACACCCCTTGCTCATCGGATGCGCCTCGCCAAACCTGCGCTCCTCGCAAGGCTCTCCCTGAGACCACTCTCTACGTTCCTCTTCAATTCTGGTACTGCAGAAACCCTGGTCTTGCTCTTCCTCTCATCGCTCTTCAATACCACGAAGTCAAGATTAACATTGACCTCCGCCCTATTGATGAGTGCCTCTGGGCAACCGATGACCTTGCTTGCGCCAGTGGCTCCAGTGGTAAGGCCACCTCTGCTTACTCGCAATCGCTTGTCGCTGCTTCGCTCTACGTTGACTACATCTTCCTTGACACCGACGAGAGACGTCGCATGGCCCAAAACCCCCACGAATACCTCATCGAGCAACTTCAATTCACTGGTGATGAGTCGGTAGGTTCGTCGTCCAACAAGATCAAGCTCAACTTCAACCACCCTTGTAAGGAGCTTATCTGGGTTGTTCAACCTGACCAAAACGTTGACTACTGCGCATCGCTTGATTGCGCCACCCCTCTTTTCAAGCTTCTCGGTGCCCAACCTTTCAACTACACCGATGCCTACGATGCTCTCCCCAATGCGTTCCACGCGTTCGGCGCCAAGGATGCTCTTGACGGCGGCATGATTACTGCCTCGGGCTTCTTCGGCAATGCTGACGCTGATCAGCTAGACACCGCCACTGCTTCAGCTGTAGATGGATTCGGTGGTTCGGGACTTCAATCTGGACCCTCCCCCGAGGAGGATGGTGGCTCGCTTGTATCCGACGCGGGCACCTTCGTTCTCGCCGAAACCGCCCTCAACATGCACTGCTGGGGACAAAACCCTGTTGTCACCGCTAAGCTCCAACTTAACGGACAAGACCGCTTCTCGGAGCGTGAGGGCACCTACTTCGACCTCGTTCAACCATTCCAACACCACACCCGCACCCCCGACACCGGCATCAATCTCTACTCGTTCGCTCTCCGCCCTGAAGAACACCAACCTTCGGGCACCTGCAATTTCTCGCGCATTGACAACGCGACCCTTCAACTTGTTCTCTCGAACGCCACTGTTGAGGGCACCGCGACTGCTAAGGTAAGAATCTACGCGGTCAACTACAACGTCCTCCGTATCATGAGTGGCATGGGTGGCCTTGCTTACTCCAACTAAATTCATTATCTTATTTTTTATTTTTAAATAATTATTAATTGTAATAATTAATAATTATACTAATTCAGTTGGTGCCTTATATGCAAAGGTAAAGGATTTGTCCGTTCTTTATTATGATTTTTTGGATCCTTTTTTTTCCAATCTTCTGGCGCCTTAACCACGGAATCATATTTTACTACTATAATCTGTCCATTGTAATTTAACATCACCGCAATACGAGTCTTGTCACGATTTATTTCTACAACCTGACAAACTCGTCCATTCGCACCGTCCTGTTTTGAACGAACGGTTAGTGCTACATAACCACCCTTTCTTGGCGACCATACAGTTGCTTTCTTTGTGGTCTTCTTTGCTGTCTTTTTGGCGACTTTCTTAGCGCCTCCGTTTTGACGAGAACTTTTACGTTTCATTTATATAACAATATAAAATAAATATATATATTGTTAAATTACTTATACGGAACTATCCGCCGCAGGTTCTGTGGATGCTTGTTCTTCACTTGTAACAATCTCATTTGAAATAATCTTAATACGATTTAAGCATCTCTCGGAGAAGTTCTTGTTTTGATCCAAGAATTTGCCCAATCTCTCTATGTAAGAATTGAATTCTAAGGTTAACTTCTGTTTTTGACTTTCCAAATTCATGATCAGGTTCCCTACACTAAATCCCCTATTTTCTCTTTCCGTTGCTCGAGAGATTTTATCATCAAACGAACCAATATCTTCTGCTAACTCTCGTAAATTACTAGTTGTGCAATTAATTAATGCAAAAATTTCATTCATATCATATTTTGCATAAGGGTCCTCTATTTCCGCAGGAACTCCTTCTACGGACTCGCCTTCCGGCCCAGTCGCCGCAGGATTTGCAACCATTGCTGGAGGATATGCGGTCATATTACGAAACTTACGTTGTTTGACATCCTCTTTTGTAGAACCAACGGGTATTTCTTCAATCGCAAGAGCATTTTCTATTATACCATCACAATATTTGTATAAATCCCCATATAACTTTTTAATGTAAACATCCTTCATATGAACAAAAAAATTCAAATCTATTTCTAATGAGCTCTTTTGAAATCCCAGTGTATCTAAAGAAGTTCCTGTATCATAACCACGCGCTTGGTCTGCCAATACCTCATTTTCAAAATCCTTTATTGATAATATATCACTCTCTAAATTACCAATAAATTTGTCCATTTCTGCATACTTGGCGTTAATTACATTTAACGTATCGTTGTAACTGTCCGAATCTATTTTATCTCTTAAACTACTATCATTCGGTTTTATTGCGGTCATTATAATATTTCAAATCAAATTATTTTTCACAAAAATAATAATTTAATTTCTTATACATATACTAACAAAAACACATGAAGTTTTTATCCTCCTCTATTTCCTGTCCAAAAATATATCGTAGATAATAATACCAATGTATTATATATAAAGTCTCATTTAATTCGGTTAATGTTATAAGTAAGAGGCCTGAATTCCCCCTTTTTCTAAAAAAGCACGAATATCTTTTCGCAACGTTTTTATTTCCGCAAGCCTTTTTCGCACATTAACGCACTTTTCAGAATTAACAACTTCTAGGCATGCCTTATTTCTCTCCGTTAATTCATTTGAAAATTGCTCAGCCCTTTCAAGATCCTGTGTTATTTGTCTAATATCATTTACTTGCTGTTCAATTATAGTGTCGTTTCTTTCAATAAAATTGGTTATGCCTTGTATATTTGCCTCGTCCCCTTTTATCTTTGATTCAACCTTTTTGTTGATGCTTGTTTTAACATTCAAATCATTCCTTATTTCACGTATGTATTTATCAATATCGTCTGCCTTATAGGTAAGAAAACCCGCTAAAATATTTCCCATACTCTGTTCCATTAATTTCTGAAAAGATTTATTATTTTACAAATATAATAAATATACTTAAAAACATCTTGTAGTGTATTGTATAATGCGTTTTACACTTTTGTTAGGTTTAATCTTTCCTTGTTACGGTGTTATAATTCCTATTGACAGCCCTGAACATTACCATGATTTTGTTTCTTTTATAAACAAATATGATAAAAAGTATGAAACATATGTTGAATACACAACTTCATTTTATCGATTTGTAGAAAATACTAAATACATTAAAAATCATAATTTTCCATTTAATCTAGACAATAATGAATATATGGATTTATCGTTTAAACAGTTTCATCTATTTAAAAAGGGATATAAGCAAAAAAATAAAACGACTAGTTGTAGTAATTTTGAATATGAAAATTTAAGTGTTCCTGATTCCGTAGACTGGCGTGACAGAAACGCGGTCACCCCGGTTAAAAATCAAGGACAATGTGGAAGCTGTTGGAGTTTTTCGGCAACTGGAGCTATGGAAGGAGCATGGGCAGTTAAAAATAACGAATTGTTAAGTTTATCCGAACAATTGTTAATAGACTGTTCTATTAATTATGGAGATTTTGCTTGCAATGGTGGAGAGATGGAATCCGCGTTTGAATTTGCCATTGATAATGGAATGTGCACAGAAAGCGAAGACCCATATCTTGCAAAGTATGAAACGTGTGAACAGTGTGATACATATGCCTATTTTACAGATTGTGTTAGTGTTACTCCAAATAACGAATTGCATTTAAAGGAAGCTGTATCAAAGGGCCCAGTATCGGTTGCTATTCAAGCAGATACCAAAACATTTCAGTTTTATTCGGGTGGAATTATATCTGGCGATGCATGTGGAACGCAATTAGACCATGGTGTTTTGGTTGTTGGATATGGTGAAGAAGATGGAATAAAATATTGGCTTGTTAAAAATAGTTGGGGAACATCTTGGGGTGATGCGGGATATGTTAAAATCGAGAGAACGGATAGTGAAAATACTTTAGGAACTTGTGGTATTGCTATGCAACCATCCTATCCAATTGCAAGAAATTCTTATTATTATTAAATAATATAATACTATATAAATGGAACAACTAAATAAAATCCTTAATAATATAGAACGTTTAGTGGTTAAGAATAAAATTCTAATCTTCGTAATTGTTGCGGTAATTGTCGCGGCATTTTACTATAACAAATATTACTCTGTAAATATTACGTTTGAAAATATTGTGAGAGAACCTTTGTGTGATGGAAAAAAACATAAAAAAAATATACAATAAAAAAGAAGAAACATATATGAATAGTATTTAATATTAATATAGTTAATACTATTTATGGATACGGAAACTACAATTAAAGCACTTGGAATTCTTGGATCTCTTGGCGTTGGGGTAAGTTTATTTCCACAAACCTATAAAACATGGAAGGACAAGGATATTACTTCCATATCGGTTACATATATTTATATTACGTCGGTTTCGTCTATATTAATGGTTATTTATGGGACATATTTTTTGGTTTATCCTATGATTATAGCTAATTTATCTGTGTTTGGTAATACATGCGTACTTTTATTGTTTTACTATAAAACAAAACATAATTGTATTACTATGATGGGACTATAATTTATTGAATATTTCAAAGTAATTTAAAAAAATATATTGTGTTATAGTATATGCAGATTTTTGTAAAAACGCTCACTGGGAAAACAATTACACTGGATGTTGAACCAAGTGACACCATTGAAAATGTCAAGCAAAAAATTCAGGATAAGGAAGGAATTCCTCCCGATCAGCAACGACTTATTTTCGCAGGAAAACAGCTTGAGGACGGCAGAACACTTACGGATTACAACATTCAAAAGGAATCCACGCTTCATTTAGTATTAAGACTTCGTGGGGGTATGTAATATACATATTATTTTATATCTTTAATATGTATATGTTTGATATTAATATTAAAAAAAAGGCAATGAATTTCTTTGTTCAACTGGAAAAGGTTTGGTGCAAAGTTTTAAATATATATAATCCGTATCGTGACCCATGGAAGGTCCGTGTTACAAAATGTATTCCTGATTTTGATGGGCAGGCTTATAAACAATATCCCGAACATAATTTTGTTTATGATAAACTATTTATTGCAAGATCACAAAGTATATCCTGCGGAACTTTAGAAGATTTATTGGAAAATAAGCATCGTGTAAAAGAGTTTCCTATCTTTATAAAACCAAGATATGGTCATAAAAGCGCATCCAGTAAAAACTGTTATAAAATACATTCTTTTGAAGAACTTAAAAATTATAAAGAGATTCCAGACATGATGTGGTCGGAATTTATAAATGATACTGAAGGAATGACTGATTTCTTTATTCATAATGGAACCATTGTATATCAAATCACCTATTTGTATTCGGAAACCCAGCATGGTGTTATTGCAGATGATTGGAAGTATATCTCTCCAGATAACAACCCACCAGAAAAAATTGTAACCTGGACCCAAGCAAATATGAAAGGATTTACGGGAGTATGCAATGTTCAATACCGCGGAACAAAAATAATTGAGGTTGGTTTGCGTCTAGCAAGAGGGGGAGCCTATGTATTAAACACAAAAAACGAACGCCTTATAAAATCAATCAACACGCTTTGTGAGCATAAAGTATGGGATTATGATAATTTCGCGGATTTATCTTATGAACCATTTTATAGTTTCAAGTGTTATACAGAAGCGCCGGTATTATATTTATATCCGCAACATTTGTTGGATTATGTAATGAAGACAAATGATTGTCTTGAATTCTATGAATACTATTTTGAACCTTCGGGTAAAACCGGTATGGTTTTTTTACAATATTTGCACAAAGATTTTGACGAAGGAATGCAACTAAAGAAAAAAATTGAACAAGTATTTACCCTATCTCAATATCTATTTTTCATGTTGTTTATGATAACCATAATTGCATTTGCATTTCAATACAAACATAGAAATCAAATACTTATTGTGTTTTTGGTTATTTTTGCAACACGTTTTATAAATGCCATCGTATCGAATTATAATCTCTTGAATGCACAGAAACAAAGTTTGCTACATTGATTTTAAGAACGATGTCTGGAGAGATTACGATTATTTCCATGGAATATCTGTATCGTTATACTTTATATTATCCTTTAAATAATGTAGAAGTAGCCATATTTGATACCTTTTTTCATCCATTGTAGAAAAACTAGAACATATCCACCCAAGTTGTTTTCCAACATATTTGTTATATTGTAAATGTCCATTATCATGAATGCGACAATCTGGATGTAAATTAAGTTTTTCAATTCCTCTGTGATTTGGCATGATAACAATATTATAAGCACTATTCACATTAAATCCTGTTTCTCTTAGTAATTTATGATTTCTAAATTGCTTTGGAATACAGTGATGATCTTGAACATATCCCGTATAATTTTTAAGTTGTTTAAAATCTCTCCGGCTTTGTGTTCCATAACTATATTCTATATAATTGCTACCAAAAATACTGTGATAGAACCGAGGTTGTACATTGGTTTTGCAAAAAGAAAATAGTAAATAAGGGATAATTCTCATTTACTATTTAATAATATTAATTATTCAGTTGTAACTAAATTACTTTTATTTATACTCGAACGGATTCAACATATTCTCCTGAACGCGTCAAAGCATCTATGGCTTCTAATCTTAATCTTTCGTTATCTGTTTTAACCTTATACCAAATCCAGAGTGTATAACAAAAAATACTTGCAATACTTTGAATATCTAATAAATATTGCATTAATGCCCATAAAAACAGGTCTGTTTTACGAAGGTCGTCTACACATGAAATACTGTAAAATTCCACAGATCCCCAGATAAAAAATAAGATTTTAACACCTAATACTTCAAGATTAGGTTTAATAATGATAAATAATTTTTCTTGATTAAAATCTCTCCGGACCTTTAAAAACAAACCATTTGAAAATAATGAGAACAGCAAATACAACCATAGATTGCTTAGTCCACATATTTGATGTTGTTTTTTGTATGATGTATCTGTTAATGCGGCCGCAGATACACCGGATAAAAATAACATGTATACTCCAAACATCAACATAAATGAATTTTTTATTGCATTACACACATCCTTTGAACATATAGAATCTCTCGAATCTCTCGAATCTCTCGAATCTCTCGAATCTCTCGAATCTCTCG